TACTGCCTTACTGCCTTACTGCCCCGCTAAAGGGTGGCGCCCCAGACGCGGCGGACGGCGCGCTCCAGGGCGTCGCGGCGGGAGTCCTCCTCGGTGCCGCGCTCGGAGGAGGAGACGGTGTCGAGCTCGTCCTCCAGCTCGCGCCGGAAGCGCTCGACGGTGCGCGACGACAGGAGCTCGTGGCGGATGCGCTGGACGAGACGGCGGGTCGGGACGGAGCCGGAGGGCGTAACGGTGATCTTCATAGAGAACGCTCCTCACAAAGACACTTGAGATGGGTGCGGTGCCCGACCTCGAGAGCGGCGACGATCTCGTAGATGCGGGCGCCTTGCCGGAAGCGCATCGCCGGAAGGACCCCGGGGCGGTGGCGAATCCAGACCACGTGGGTGACGCGGCCGGCGAGCTGATCGTGGCGCAGGCGCTCGTCGCCCGAGATCGGGCGCACGTGCGCCCACAGCTCGGCGACGGTCTCCCAGGTGACGGTGGCGCCGCCGCCGCCGTCGGGCGTGCGCACGGGCTGCTCCAGGAGGAGGCGCTCGCGGAGGGCGGCGATGTTCATGAGAGGCTCCAAGACGTAGGGTGCAATAGGGCGTCAGCCCGTATTGCACCGATGCACCCGTCGATCGGTGCAATACAGCCTATCGGCCTATTGCACCCTACGGCCACTCGGGCAGACCCGGAGGGTCTGACACCATCACAAGCGCATCGTCCTATAGGGGGCGAGGAGCTCGGAGACCATGCCGGGCACCGGCTCGGCGCGGGTGCCGTCCTCCACGGGCGAGCGGTGCTCGTACCAGTGGGCGACGAGCAGGAGGATGGCCTGGCGGATGGGGGCGGGCACATCGGCGGCGGTGGGGCCGTAGCCGGCGGTGAAGGCGATCTCGATGCCGTTGGCGACGCGGCCGGGCTTGAGCCAGGTGAGCGCGCCCTGGCGCACGAGCCGCGGCGGGGCGCCGGCACCGTCGAGGAAATAGCTGGCGGGGTCGAGCGTGGTGGCGGCGCCGCTCTCGTCATAGAGCCGCACGGCGGCGATGCTCTGCACCGGGCGCAACGGCAGATCCAGGGTGGCGCACGGCGGCCAGGCGTCGCGGAGCCAGGACCAGCCTTGCGTGACGAGCGCGAGGCCCGCCGCGGCTTCGACCTGCAGGCGCGCGGTGACGATGAGGCTCGCGATCAGCGTGTCCTCGGCGTTGGTGTCGACGCGCAGGTGCGCCTTGGCCTCGGCCAGCGTGACGGGCTCGACGGCGGGGCCGGAGATGAGGATGAGGGGCATGGGGGGCCTATGGTGTCAGACCCTCTGGGTCTGACACCGTTCCACTACCTGTGTTGGAGCCATGGTGTCAGACCCAGAGGGTCTGACACCGCTACACGCCGAAGCGGAGGAGCTTGATGGCGTCGAAGTCCTGGACGCCGCCGCCCACGCGCTTGGTCGTGTAGAACAGGACGTAGGGCTTGGAGCTGTAGGGGTCGCGCAGGATGCGGATGCCGGCGCGGTCGACGATCAGGTAGCCGCGACGGAAATCGCCGAATGCCACAGAGTAGCTGTCGGTGGCGATGTTGGGCATGTCCTCGGACTCGGCGACCGGAAAGCCCATCAGCGTGGAGGCGTCGCCGGCCTTGGCGGCAGGCTGCCAGAGGTAGTGGCCGTCGGCGTCCTTCATCTTGCGGATCACGGCCTGCGTGGCGCGGTTGAAGACGAACGTGCCGTTGGCGCGGTAGCCGGATTTCACCGTGTACACGAGGTCGATCAGGCGGTCGCCGGGGTTGGAGGCCGGGAAGGCGCCGGCCGTGCCGGTGGTGATGTAGCCGATGTTGCCCCAGCTCCAGGAGGCGTTGGCGACCTTGGTGTAGTCGAGGAAGCCCTTGGGCCTGGCGGTGCCGTTGCCGGTGACGAAGGCGGTGCCTTCTTGGGCCGCGAAGCTGCCCTGCACCTCGTCGGCGATCCACGCGTCGATGTCGACGGCGGCATCGTCGAGGAGCGCCGAGGTGGCGGCCGGCATGGCGTAGAGCTCCATGGTGGGGAAGGCGAGCTCAGCGAGCGTGGGCGTGCTGGTCTCGGGGCGCGCGGCGGTCTCCGCGACCCAGCCGGACTGGGCGTCGGTGATGGCGAACGGCTTCTTGTAGACCGAGCCCGAGACGCGGCGGATGCCGGCGATGGCGCGGATGGGGGAGATATTGCGTACACCGCGATTCACAGTGCTCTCCAGCTCCTCGGTAGCGAGGTAGCCGCCGTCGGGGTCGGAGCCGATGGAGAGGGCCTTGGCTTCCAGCTCGCGCAGGCCGGTGGCGTCGCCGGTGCGGACGTAGGCGTCGAAGGCGGCCTTGTGCTGGAGGGCGGCCGTGCCGGAGCGCGGGCCAGGGCCTCCGCTGCTGCCCAAGTGCGGACGCGCGGCTTTCAGCGCCAGGTCGTCAACGACGCGCCTAGTCTCGTCGATGGCGCGGTTGAGGCGGTCGACCTTATCGGTGGTGACGACATCGGCGGACATGCGCCGCTCGAGCTGAGAGAGGCGCTCGTCGTTGCCGTCCTTGAAGGCCTCGAAGGCGCGCATGAAGTCGCCGAAGGCGGATTCGAGGGAGTCGGTCTGCATGCGGGGGTCCTTTCTGGTGAGATGGTGAGTTTGGGGCCGAGCGCGCGACAAAGGCGGTGGTTGCATGCGACGCGGTCGGCAGAACGTAGGGTGCAATAGGCCGTTAGGCCGTATTGCACCGATCTGCGTCGATCGGTGGCCGCGTCGGTGCGAGGGTGCGTCGGTGCAATGCGGCTTCGCCTTATTGCACCCTACGATTCCTGCATTCGCCGAGTCGCGTCGGCGATCGCGTCCAGCAGACGACGGTGCGCCGACTTGACGTGGGCGACGCGGGCTTCGGGGAGCAGGGGGAAGGTGACGATGGAGATCTCCCAGAGGTCGATCTTGGCGAGGCGGCGGATGCCGGTCTTGGCGTCGCGATTGCCGGTGACGGTGCGGAAGCCGATGGAGAGGCCGTCGAGGGCGCCGGCGCGCATGAGCGCGAGCACCTCGCGGGCGCGGGCGACGGCGAGCATCAGGCGGCCGCGGGCGAGGAGACCGCGGGAGTCCTCCCTGAGGCTGTCCCAGACGCCGATCGGCTCGGCGGGGTTGTGCTGGTAGAGCAGCTTGACGCCAGCGGCGCCACGCTTGGCGAGGCTGTCGCGGAACGCGCCGGGCAGGACGATGTCGGACCCCAAGTCCTCGGTGTTGAAGAGGCTGGCGTAGCCGGAGAAGGTGCCGTCGGGCTCGACGCGCTTGAGGTCGAGGGGGGTGAATTTGAGCTCGTGTGTGGGCATGGAGGCTCTCGTGAGACGTAGGGTGCAATAGGCCGATAGGCCGTATTGCACCGATTGACGGTTGCACCGGTGCAATGCGGCTGACGCCTTATTGCACCCTACGTTTGAGGGGTCAGACCCGCAGGGTCTGACCCCAATGGCCCGTACCCCACCGCGGCGCGCTTCTCGTCGGGGGTGAGGAAGGTGGCGGCGTTGAGGCGGGTCCAGAGGGCCTCGCGCTCGGTGCTCAGGGCTTCGATGGCGTCGAGGTCGGGACGGAGGGTGAGGGGTGGAGCTATGGTGTCAGACCCGGAGGGTCTGACACCTGCACCGAGCCACAGCGAGAGCGCCTTGGCGGTGCGGTTGACCAGGGGCAGCACGGTTGAGCGCCAGAAGGAGCGGGTGGCCTCCTGGTAGTTGGAGTACGTATTGTCGCCGGGAATGCCGAGCAGCATGGGGGGCACGCCGAGGGCGAGCGCGATCTCGCGGGCGGCGACGTGCTTGGCCTCGATGAAGTCCATGTCGCGGGGCGTGAGGGACATGGACTTCCAGTCGAGGCCGCCTTCGAGCAAGAGAGGGCGGCCGGCGCGGGCGGCGCCCTGGAAGCCTTGCTCCAGCTCCGTCTTGAGGCGGTCGTACTGCTCGGCGGTGAGGTTGCCGTCGCGGGCGGTGTAGACGAGGGCGCCGGAGGGGCGCGCGGAGTTGTCGAGCAGCGCCTTGTTCCAGCGCGAGGCGGTGTTGTGGATGTCGACGGCGGAGGCGGCGGCCTCGATGGGGGAGAGGCCGTAGTGGTCGGAGAGCGGGTGGAACAGCTTGACATGCAGGATGCGGGCGACGCCCGGCGCGGCCTCGCCGGCAATGCGCTGGGTCTTGCCGTCGGCAGTGTAGTCGAAGGCCTCGGGCCAGCCGCCGGGGCCAGGGATGACCTTCATGCGGTCGGGGCGCAGGGTGTGCAGCTCGCGCACGGTGCCGCCGACAGCGACGGCCTCGAGGTAGGCGTTGCCGGAGACGAGCAGGAAGCCGTACCAGGCCTCGAGCAGGTCCGGCGCGGTGGCGCCGGGGTTGGGGCGGGCGAGCAGGTCGAGCAGCGGGTGCCAGGAGATCTCCTCGTCGCCGGCGAAGAGAAGGAGCGGCACCGAGGCGGCGGCCTCGGCGATCATGCGCACGGCGCGATAGAGGATGGCGTTCTGCATGAAGCCTTCGCGCGCGAACGCGGCGTAGTCGCGCGGTGCCCAGGCCGGGGAGCCGAGGCGGTCGAAGGCGAAGCAGGGGCCTGTGAGGGACTTGGTAGCGGGGGGCGTGCGGTGGGGCGTGAGGCGCGCGAGCCACTTCATCATGATCGTGTGCTTTCTGATGAAAGGGAGGAGTGGGGAATGGGGAGTAGGGGGAAGGCGGTCGATCGGACGTCGAGCACCACTCCCCATTCCCGATCTCCCCATTCCCCTGGGGTCAGACCCGCAGGGTCTGACCCCTGTCACGTCACGCGGATGCTGGGGTTGGCGCGCGAGGCGAGCATCAGCTCGGTGATGGCCCAGACCAGGGCGTCGAGGCGGTCGGGGCTCTTGCCGTGGGAGAGGCCGTCGGCGGCGAAGTCGCACATCTGGCGCTCCAGCTCGGGAAGCTCGCCGACGTGGGCGACGCGGCCCTCGGCGTAGAGGGTGGAGACCGGCTCGGCGCGCACGTACTTGCCGCGGCTGGCGTAGACCTTCTTCACGGGCACCATGGCGTCGATGCTCTTGAACATCTGCACCAGCAGGTCGCCGCCCTGGTTGGTCTCGACCACGATGGCATCGGCCTCGTGGTCGTGGTAGGCGGCGACGGCGGCCTTGGCCCAGGTGGTGGGCTCGCGGCCCTGCACGGTGCGGTCGGCCAGCACGTAGGCGCGCTTGTCGACGCCGAGGCCCGCCACGATGATGCCGCAGCTGTCGGAGCCCGCTGTGGAGGTGACGGGCGGATCGACCGCGACCACGATGCGGATAAGCTCCGGGCGCGCGAGCATGCGGCCCTGGTCGATCTGGCTGCGCTTCCAGAGGCCGGTCATGCGCTCCTCCACGATCTCGCCCTCCAGCTCCTGGCGGCCGATGGGGGTGTCGCCGTAGCGACGGCGCATCTCGGCGAGGAAGGAAGGCGACAGGAACGACGCGTTGTCCGACGTGCGCGAGTGCGTGCTGGCGGTGGCGGGATCGTCCAGGATCTTCTTCAGGATGAGGAGCGGGCGCGGCGTGGTGGTGACGACGCACTGCGGCCATTTCCCGAGCCGCAGCGCGAACTGCAGGTTGTCCCAGGCGAGATCCGGCCGGCGCCACTTGGCGAGCTCGTCGCACCAGGCGGCGTCGAACTGCGGGCCCCTGAGGCTGTCGGGATCGTCGGCGGCGAACAGCTGGGCCATGGTGCCGTTATCCCAGAGCAGCTGGTTCTTTGAGGCCTCGAGCTTGGGGCGCTCGTCGGGCGGGTAGACCGACATGAGGCCCGACACTCCCTCGATCATGATCGATCGCACCTGGGCGATGGTGTCGCCGACGAGGGCGATGCGGCGCGAGCGGCGGTCGGCGAGCGGCGGCTCGCCGATCACCTGGGCGCGCACCCACTCGGCCCCCGCGCGGGTCTTGCCGGAGCCGCGGCCGCCGAGGAGGAGCCAAGTGTGCCAGCGCCCGCCGCCCTTGGCGAGGACCGGCGCGAGCTGGTCGTCGCGGGCGTGGACGTTCCAATTGTAGACGACCGCGCGCTCCCATTCCTCGCGCGTGAGGTTGGCGGCGAGGAGGTCGAGGCCATCAGGATGGAGGGAAGATCTTTTCAAGACGCTCCGCAATCTCGCGGCGTAGTGCGTCCTTCTCGGATGCGATGGCAAGTCCGTCGGGGTCGGCGTCGTCGCTGAGGGCGGCGAGGCTGGGGTCGACGGGGACTGCGGGTTTTCTTCTCCCGGCGGTGGCAGGGGCAGGTTCAGAGGCCATCTCCGTCACTTGATTGATGCTCTCGATGAGCGCGGCGAAGCTCTCGCGCTCGTCCTTGGTGGGCGCCGGCGGAATGCTTCCGTCCGGATCGCGCTCGTAGCACACCAACTGCTTGTACATGCGCAGCTCCATCGTCCTGATCCTGAACTCGATGACCTTGTAGAGCCGCTGCGCCAGGCGGCTGCGGACGCCGGCCGTGAGGGGCGATCCCACCCCGGCCCTGCGCCGACGCTCGGCAGCGGCGGCGCGCGCGGGCTTCGGCCAGGCGTCCTTGCGCGCGCGGCTGTAGACGGCCCTGACGCCCACGCCGAACCGCTC